GACACCTACAAATACTGCATTGGTCACTTCGTGTTCCGCGAATTGGACCGGGTGGGCCACAGCATCACTTTCAAATTCGACGACGGGTCGGAACTGACATTCGACATTCGCTACGAGGTGCGCCATGGGTGACCCGCTGATTCAGAAGGTGCTGACGGGAGAGGACTGCGAACGATTTGCAAGTAGTCTGCTCGCCCAAGATTGTCGCTGTGATCACTCGAAGTTGTACAAAATTTCGGTGGAAGTTTATGAAAGGGCGGAACCTACCAAGCTGCAAATAGCGGTTGAAGACCTGGCCAGGGTTCCCGCCGGTTGGCAGGCTGAATTCAACACACGCGTTCTGTGCGTTCTGCGTACGATAGCCGAGCTAACCACCGTGGCGACCACTAGGGCATACGCGGAGCCAATTGCACCTAAGTACGACCGCTGCGAAGACCAGGGTAAGCTCACAATTTTGGGCTCGTGCCCCAAGTGCGGAGCCCATGGCGTAGCGCTGAGGAGCAAGTCATGAGCCTTTCACGCGTTGCCTACTGGGCCGCAGGCCTCTGCGTGCTGCTGGTGTGGCTGCGATGATCCCGCGCGGATGGATGCTTGTGCCGATTGAACCAACAGAGCGCATGCTGGGCGAGTTTGCCGGGTACTACTGGCCGCACATGCGCCGCGAGAAACAAGAGCACGAGCGCGCAGCATACGCAGCAATGCTGGCTGTCTGCCCTACTCCACCAGTTGGCGGCACCAGCGAGCTTGAAGCTCTACGCGAGCAACTGATGCGCCTGGAAACTGACCTGCGCCTAGAGCGCAAGCGGGCCGACAAACTGCAGCGCGAACTGGGCCGCACCTACAGCCTGCTTGGACAGGCGCAGAAGAGGGCAAAAGCATGACGACGCATGTGCCAGTAACAATAGCCGCGGCAAGGTACCTGGCCGGGGAGCCGTCGACCACACTCTCGCGTGAGTGCGGCGTCACGCCGGCCACAATGCGCCGCAAGCTCGTCAAAGCGGGTGTGACGATGCGCCAGCGCGGCGGTCGACGCAAGTTGCAGGCCGAACAGGAGGCGCGGTTGGTGCGGGAGTTCTTGGCCGGAGAGAAGCAGGAGGTTCTGTGCCTGACCTACAGCGTCAGCCGCAAAACCGTGTGCCGCATACTGCGCAATGCCGGGGTCCGCAGAGCTGCTCGATGGATAGAGGGGGTGCATATCCTTGGCGGCCTGGCCGTAAAACGGTGCAGCAGCTGCTGGGTAACCCGGCCATTGGCCGAGTTCTACGACGACTGCACTAAGCGAGAGGGGATACGCAGCAATTGTCGACATTGCGAGAAGTGACACCGAGCCCGCTCTTGCGGGCTTTGTTGTATTTGGTCTAGACTCACCCGTTATTACCCGTGGAGACCCGCAATTATGGAACAACTCGTATCGGCCCGCACCCTGGCGGACCACCTGGAGCTGACGGAAGAGACGATCCGCGAGCTTGCCCGTCGCAAAACCATCCCCTCGATCAAGGTCGGCCACCGGGTGCGGTTCCGCATCAGCGACGTGGTGCGCCGTCTGGAAGGAGAAACGAAATGAGCATTGGTACAACTCAAGCGGTTGAGCAACTGCGCAAGGACCTGAAAGAAGCTTTCGGTACGCACGCTGCCGGCGGCCACTCCTATCTCGCTGCGCTGGCTATCGCGTGTGGCAAAGGCGAACAAAACGTTGCCGACTATCTGGAACGCATCGCCGAGTCGCTTGAACGGATAGCCGCTGTGATGGAAGCCCGTCAGGAGCCTTGAATATGTCACTCGACCAAATCACCGTCGCACTGTCGCCGGGTGGGGCCTTGCACGCCCTGACCGAGTACAACCAGTTCGTCGTGTATAAACTCGTTCCGCCTGTTGCACCGAAAACAAAATGGCAGAAACTCCCTTGTGACCCCCGTACTGGCCATACGTTCCCCAAAGGCAGCGACTGGCAACAGAATCCTGCTACTCAAGTCGACTGGTGGACCGCGCTAGCAGCCGCAGCTCATTTTGGTGACCGGTACGGCGTGGCGTTCCTCTTCACCGATCATGACCCGTTCCTGTTCGTCGACGTGGATGGATGCATCGTGGACGGTCAGTGGAACCAAATGGCGCTCGATGCGTTCAGGCACTTCCCTGGCGCTGCTCTGGAATTGTCGCACTCCGGTACTGGTATCCACCTCTTCGCCAAGTACAGCCAGATGCCCCCGCACGGTTGCCGCAAAGACTCCCTTGGCTTGGAGTTCTATCACACCGGTCGATTTGTTGCGCTGACCGGCAACTGCCTAGGGGAAGGCCACGCAGGTGTCTCTGGTGACGCATACCTGCAGTCGTTCGTCAACACTTTCTTGCCTCCGTCGACCAGCGCCGAGACTGCGCCGATTGATTGGATAGACCAGGCCTGCGACGACTGGGACGGACCGCTCGATGACGACGAGCTGATACAGAAGATGCTGGCTTCGAAGCGCAAGATCAAAGCCTATTTCGGCCCGCTCGACAAGGCGCCGAGTAACCTGGAATCCGTGCAGTTCAAGCACCTGTGGCACGCTGCGCCGGAGCTTGCAGACTTTTTTCCCGGCGGCTCCGACGGTCGCGCGTGGAACGGGTCTGCCGCGGACCAGTCTTTTGCCAACAGCTTGGCATTCTGGACGGGCAAAAACCCGGTACGCATGGAACGCCTAATGTGGATGTCGGAACTTGCCCGGACCAAGTGGGAGCGCTCCGATTACCTCGAAGGCACCATTCGCAAAGCCATTGCAGCCTGCACTGCGGTGTATGGCGGGGGAAAGCCGAAACTTGCCACTGAGGTGCCCGCAGCACGTCCAGTAGATGACGTGACGCTTGGCGGACAGCGTCGTGACGCCGGCGGGTCATTGATGATGGACCAGGTGCTGGTCGAGTACTTCGCCGACCACGTGTACATCCAAGACCTGAACAAAATTGCTTGCCCGGATGGTTCTATCTTGGACCAGGCCCGGTTCAACATTATGAAGGCCGGTCCGGTGTTCTGCCTCAACGATGGCGCTGGTAGTAAGAACAGCGACAAAGCTTGGGACGCGTTCACCATGAACCTGTCGTTTGACTTCCCGAAGGCCCACGAGACCTGCTTCCGGCCCGAGGTCAAAGGCAATCGGCTGATCGTCAGCGAGGGGCGTCGCCTCTACAACACGTACACGCCAATCGAGACGAAGCGTATCGCCGGTGACCCGAGCAAGTTCCTGGACTTGCTTCGACGCCTGCTGCCGGTACAGCGCGACCGCGACATTCTCACCACCTACATGGCCAGCCTGGTGCGCAACCCCGGCGCCAAGTTCCAATGGTGGCCGGTGATCCAAGGTGTAGAGGGCAATGGCAAGACGGCATTGCTGCAGGCCATGGAATTTGCAGTGGGGAGCCGGTACACGTTCATGCCCAACACCGACCAGCTGGCAGACAGCAAAGGCAAATTCAATGGTTGGGCAGAGGGCAAGTTGTTCATCGGGATGGAAGAGATCAACGTCGCCAACCGTCGCAGCTTCATCGACGCGTTCAAGCCTTGGGTGACCAACCGAAGGATGCAGGTGGAGAGTAAGGGCGTCGACCAGCGCATGATCGACAATCGCGCCAATGGCATGATGACAACCAATCACAAGGATGGGTTGCCGCTGACCAGCAACGACCGCCGTTACGCCATCTTCTTCACCGCGCAGCAGTCCAAGGCCGACAAGATCCGCGACGGCATGAGCCCTGCGTATTTCTCCGACTTCTACGACTGGTTCTATGGCAAGAACGCCTATGAGCACCTCGGGCCTGACTATGGCCGAGCGGTGATCAACGACTACCTGCGCACCTGTGACATCGTGGCCGAGTTCGACCCTAACACCATCTGTCAGACTGCCCCTTACACCAGCAGCACCATGGAGGCACTGGCAGCGAGTTTGGGACGTGTGGAACAGGAGATCCAGTTGGCGGCCGAGCAAGGCGACCAGGGCTTCTGCGGGGGCTGGATCAGCTCGATGGCAGTGGACAAGCTGCTGGAGTCTAAACGCCTCAGCCTGGCAGTAAACAAGCGCAGGGAAGCGATCATGTCACTGGGCTACATTCCGCACCCAGCGCTGCAGGATGGACGCGTGAATAACATGGTGGAACCGGACAAGGGGAAACCACGTTTGTACCTGCGAGAGGGTCATCTCGCGCTGAATCTCACATCGCCGGCAGAAGTCGCAAGGGCGTATTCAGAGGCGCAACGAGAAGGCAGCGTATTTCACCAGAATTTTACAGCTGCGAAAAAATGAGTAAAGAGACCCGCTTCGGCGGGTTTTCTTTTACCCCAAACCCCGGGTATCCGGGGTATCACCCCGTGACGCCGGGTACGCTAAGTTACTGATTTTATTGAGAAATCGGGCATTTACCCCGTTACCCCCGGAAAACCGACTTTCTTATACATGTGCATGTGTATGTGTACACACCATACGTACCCTATATACCTACCTATATTTCTACCCTTATATATTTTATACGGGGTATAGGGGGTAAAAGAGAGGTAAGCCACAGAATACGTGGTCTCCAGTTACCCCGAGACGTAGGGGTAAACATGGGGTAGTGTGGGGTTAGCGAGGCGGGTGTTACACTCGTGTCACCTTGGGGAGGTGGAAAAATGCTTACCGAACAGCAAGAATTCATTTGTGACAGCGTGGCGGAGGGTCTGACGATCCGCGAGATCGCGTTTTGCCTCGGTTTGTCCTCTGGCAGCATCATTCGTATTGCTACGTCGACGCCAGAGGCCACAGAGCGGTACGCACGCGCACGCGACGCCGCAGCCGACCTGCTGGAAGCCTCGATCATGGAAATCGCCTCACAGAGCACCGCAGCGACCGCCAAGGCTGATCGTGTGAAGCTGGCAGCGCTGCAGTGGCTGGCCGGCCGCCGTGCACCGAAACGCTACGGGGAGCGCGTGCAGCAGGACCACACCAGCAGCGATGGCAGCATGACGCCGAAGCAGGTAGCTGCCATCACCACTAGTGACCCGCAGGAGGCGGCGAAGCTATACGCGGAGATGATGGGCAAATGAGCTTCGACTACCGCAACCCGGACTATGCCGGGGTATTTGCCGAGCGCTGCGAGCGGCTCAACTGGTTGCGTGAAGACCCCTCACGCGTTGCGGCGATGCGCTTGTACTATCGCGACCACCTGGCAGACTTCATCAACGACTGGGGGTGCACCGTTGATCCCCGCAACCTCGACCGCAAGTTGCCGGCCATGGTGCCCTTTCTCCTGTTCCCCAAGCAGCGTGAGTGGGTCGACTGGATCATTGACCACTGGCACAGCCGGAAGCCAGGAATCACCGAGAAGTCACGCGACATGGGTATCAGCTGGCTCAGCGTGGCCCTAGCCAGCAGCATCGGCCTACACTACGAGGGCGCCACGATCGGCTTCGGCAGCCGCAAGGAGGAGTACGTCGACAAGCTGGGCCACCCGAAGAGCCTGTTCTACAAGGCTCGGCTGTTCGTGCAGATGCTGCCCCCCGAGTTCCGGCCAGGGTGGAACCTGAAGACCGATGCGCCGCACATGCGCATCAGCTTCCCCAACACGGGCAGTGTGATCACCGGTGAGGCAGGCGACGGCATCGGCCGGGGTGACCGGGCGTCGATCTACTTTGTGGACGAATCGGCGTTCCTGGAGCGCCCGCAGCTCGTTGACGCCTCCCTCTCAGCCACCACCAACTGCCGCCAGGACGTGAGCACACCCAATGGCATGGGCAACCCCTTCGCGCAGAAGCGGCACGGCGGCAAGATCGACGTGTTCACGTTTCACTGGCGTGACGATCCGCGCAAGGACGACGAGTGGTACGCCAAGCAGATCGAGGAACTGGACGCAATCACCATCGCCCAGGAGATCGACTTGAACTATGCCGCGTCCGTCGAGGGCGTGCTGATCCCGTCAGCCTGGGTTCAGTCCGCAGTAAACGCTCACGAGAAGCTGGGTATCAAGATCACCGGTGAGCGCATCGGCGCATTCGACGTTGCGGACGAGGGCGCGGACAAGAACGCCTTCGGTATACGCCACGGCATCGCCCTGACCAACGCTGAAGCCTGGAGCGGGGTAGGCGACGATATTTTCGGATCGGTCGAGAAGGTTTTCGACCTGTGCGACGAGCACAAACTCGTCAAGTTCCGTTACGACGCTGACGGCCTTGGTGCTGGCGTGCGGGGCGACTCCAGGGTCGTCAACGAGCGTCGCCAAGCGCAGCAAGTGCACCAGGTGGACAACGAACCTTGGCGTGGCAGCGGTGAAGTCGTGAACAAGGAGAAACCGATTCCTCGCGCCAGGGTTAGCGACGACAAGGACCCGCTGGAACGCCGCAACGAGGATTTCTTCCAGAACGCCAAGGCCCAAGCCTGGTGGCACTTGCGCGTGTTGTTCCAACGCACGCACCGTGCCGTGACGGGGGAGGACAAGGACTTCGACCCGGAAAACTTGATCAGCCTGGTTCCGGGCAGCAAGCAGTTCACCCAGCTACTGACGGAGTTGAGCCAGCCCACCTACAGCAAGAATACCGCCGGCAAAATCGTGGTGAACAAGAAACCCGAGGGCACCAAGTCCCCGAACCTGGCCGACATGGTCATGATGGCCTATGCGCCGCAGGAGATAGCACGCACCACCCTGGGGGTCATGATGCCCGCGCGACTACGCAGGGGTTGACACGGGTGTCGCGGTTGGGTAGTGTTGGGTCCGTAGCTTGTCCCGGTGGCTGAGTGGTCCAAGGCTGACGCAGATAGACGGGGCCAGGAGTCTGCAACTCGTTCACTGGTACCGCCGCGGGTTCGAATCCCTCCCGGAGCCGCTACAACGGAGAATGGCGCTCATTGGTGAGCAAGCGGTCTTGAAAACCGTGCTACTGGAAACGGTAAGGGTTCGAATCCTTCACTCTCCGCCAAACAACCAACGCCACAGCCCGCACATGCGGAAGTTGCACCACGCGTATCTACCTGAAGGTCTCCGAAAGGCCTGAGCCTGATCAACTTGGCGCCCCGGGCGGTTCAACTCCGCCGGGTAGGTACACGTGGTGCAATTCGGAGGGCTAGGCACGCACTACGGCAAAGCACCGTAGGCCCGCGAAAGCGAAGACGACCCGTTCTAGGCGCCGTGCCCTGCCAAATTGCACCAACCTGTTGCTCCGTACCTTGACCCGCTTCGGCGGGTTTTCTTTTGCCCGGCGTAAGGTAGTTGACAGGTGCGGCAACCTGTACCACACTCCGCAAACACAACAACTGGAGCAACACTGCCATGTACGTTCCACCCGACTACTACCGCGATTTGAACGAAGCCAACCAGTCACAGCTGCGGCTCAGCAACCAGATTCTGCGCCGGTCTCTGCGTCACGAGCGCCGCGCCCGCAACATCATGGCCACCGTGGCGCTCGTGGGCTGGGTTCTTGCGCTTGCGGCGCTTGGGGGTGCTGTATGATCGGCGTACGCCTGTGCGGGCCCACCAACAGCACCATTTTCACACGTTGTTGCGAGGTAGCTATCTGCGACGACCAGGCTTTTTGCCCAGGTTGCAAGAAAGAGGTTCACCCCGGCGAAGAGGCGACCAACCATCAACGTCGTGTCGCACGATGGAACATGGCGTACGGTGCGCAGCGGAGGGCCGGCCGATGAACCGCGGCAGCGTAGAGTTCCGCCAGGGCTTCACACACGCCGCGCAGTTCTTCGAAGGGACGCTCATCGACCCGGTCGGTGCGTGGCAGATCATCAACAACATCGAGACAGTTGCACCACAGATGCCGCCGCAGTACGGGCAGGGGATGCTCGAGGTGGCACGCCGGGTGCGGGAGGAGTTGCAGCATGCGCGATAAACAAATCTACCTACTCACGAGCCCCACCGCCTCAGTAGTCGTGCGCGCTGCCTGCGAGACGTGTGCCCGCGCTGTCGCAGCTGCTACGGCCGGGGCCGAGGGTACGCTCGTGTGGCGTGATGCAGAGCGCAGCACGTGCAAGCGGGTGAATGAGCACGGTAAGAGCGGCGTGGTGCTGCGGGCGGAGGTGGCGTCGTGATCAAGCTAACCGACAAGGTGTACGTGGCGGCACACGCCATCGAGAGCATCCAGAAAAACGATTATCACGATTACCTCACCGTGACGACTTTCGACGGTGACTGCCACACGGTCTACGCCGACTACGGCCAGGGTATCTACGCAACCCTGGACCGTCTCGTCCGAGAGGTACGGGAGGCCTCAGGTGACAGTTGACACACCCGTCACTCTGCCGCACACTGGCCCAAATTCAACGAACGGAGCAATGCGAGATGCGCGACCCGAACAAGATTTACCTCTCGGCAGTACGCCAGGGCAACACTTTCAAGATCATTGATCAGGACCACCGGGAGGTGGCCAACGTGACGAATCTGTCCGTTGATGCAGACCTCGGGGAGCTGGTGCGATTCTCTGCCAGCTTTATCGATGCGCCAGTTGACAGCCAAGATTCTGCACACGTAGCGGGGCGCGGCAAATGACCACCAAAGCCGCAGATGTGCTTACCGCCGCCCTGGGCCACATGCAGGACCGCGCCGCCACCTACGACAAACCCGAGGGCGAGCGCAGCATGCCGGCCACTGTTGCGGCGTTCAACGCGCTGACCGGCCATGTGCTCACCGCCGAGCAAGGGTGGCTCTTCATGACGGTGCTGAAGCTGTGCCGCACGCAGCAGGGCGGCCACCGGCCGGACAACTACGAGGACGGTGCGGCGTATTTCGCGCTGATGGGGGAGCAGGCTGCGGTGGATCGGAGCGGCCAGGGAAAGCCCCCGATCGGGCTAAGTCCAGTGTGCTGCGTCAGCAACTGCCTACGGATGCGGCAGGTGAGTAGCCCTTATTGCGAGAGTTGCGAACCAGACTTGTGACCGTCACAACTCCCGCAGCAAAATGAAACCCGGTCACGCAGGTGCCGGGTTTTTCTCTAACATCGCCTTGGCCCGGTCGACCACACCTGGCGTCAGAGGCTTGCCATCAGCGTCGACCAACACGGTGACTGTGCTGCACTTGCAGTTGATCATGTTGGGCACGATCGACCACCACTCCCGCTGCTCTTGCACCGTGTACAGCTTCCCGTGACGCGCCCGATGCGAGGGGCGAGTGGTCGGGCTCAGTGCTGACATATGCATCTCGCGTGTCAGGATGCCCAGCTCGGTAGTAGCCTGCTGCGCTTCCTCAAGCCGTGCCTGACGCAGCGCCCCCGGAATCTCGGTACGGGCGATCCGTTCGGCGCGGCGGTACTCAATGCCGATCTGGTCCGCCATGCGGCGCGCCACGTCGCGAGCGTTGCGGCCGGCAGCCAGCCCGTCTTGCAGAATCTGCGACATGTGCGACTTGACGCCCTCGGCGTAGCCCCGGAGCGTGTCGGCCACGCGCACCTTGAGGAAGCCCAGGCGCGTGCGGTACGGCTGCGAGGTGAGCAGCGCTGTCAGGTTGGGCCGGCTCGCTGCGTAGGCCGCGCTCTGTACCGACAGGTTGCTCAGCTGCTGCGCCGCGCCCTGCTGGTACGCAGGCCCCACGGCTGCTTCGGTGAACCACAGGTCTCCCCGGTCGTTCTCCAGCAGCAACCGATCCACCTGGCGCCCAACTTCATCGAGCGATACGGCCAAGGCCTCGGGCGTGATGTTGTACTGCGTCACGTCGGCGTTGACCTGAATAACCTGCGACGGGATGGCGTTCAGCGCTGCCACGTACAGCAGACGCACGTCACGCAGCCGGCGGCTGAATTCGGCAATGGCGCCGCGCTCGCGCCGATCCTGCCCCGTGGGGTCAGCTGGATTACTGGGCAGTATTGGCTGGTGCGCCATCGGCGGCCCCCGGGTCTTGAGTTGGGTCAACTGGGTCGAGGTCTGCAAGCGGTGCCAGGTCCGGCTCGAGTTCGAAGCCCGAGGTTGTGACGATGCGGTCCACGCTGAACACCCTGTCACCAGTGGCCGCAGCTTTCTCGTTGATCTGCGCCATGACCAGCGCATTTGCCAGCTTCTCCGACTGGGTCGACTCGGTGAGGTCAGACCAGCACACGGTGAATACGTCGCCCGGCACCGGCGGCAGCAACTTGAACTGGATCAGGTGGCGGACCAGGGTGTCGATATCGTCGGTCAGCTCGCCCTCGCGGCGGCCCTGGCCCCGCTTGTTGAACGCCTCGATGTCGCCGCTGCTGGCCCGCTCGCCCGTCTGGCTGCCGCTGATGATTTTGGCCGGCATTTGCACCGAGGCAGCAAACGACATCAGCGCCACGTTGAACGGCGGCTGGGGGTCGGGCACCGTGGATACCAGGGTGCTCACCTCGGCCCCCTGCAGGCCCAGCGCCGTGTCTTGGCCCCGGTTCATGCCCTTGGCGATCTCGTCGAAGGCGGTGTGAAGTTCCGACACCGGGACGCCGAAGCTTTGTGCCACAGATTCAATCTGCGTGTCCTTGTCGAAGCTGATGGCCAGCTGGCGCGCGGCGTTCTTCAGGTACGACTCGCCGCTACCGCCGATGATCTTTTCCATCGTCACGCAGTCGTTGTAACCAGCCTTGAGGAACGGCACGCCGTCGCGGTAGTCGCCCAGCAGCACAACGCGGGTCCAGTGGATGTTGACCGATAGGCCGGAGTTGGTGCTCTCGGTGTTCTCCTCGACCTCGGGCTGCACGTACGACCACATGACCGGCATGCCGTAGCGTTCCGACTGCAGATTGCTGTCCCACTCGGTAACGCGCAGCTGCCCTTGCCACGCCGGGATCAGGCGCTGCAGTACGCCGCCTTGCAGCGGGTCTTCCCATTTCTTGTTGTCCTTGACCTGCAGGATCAACCCGGCGTAGTTGCCCACCATGCGGCGCCGGTCAGCTTGCTTGACCGCCTGCCACAGCTTGAGGCGGCGCGCTTCGTTGTTGAATTTCTTTTCCCAAGGGGTCACCGTGCGCTCTTCGTTGACCTTGTCGCCTTGAATCACCTCGGGATTCGTCTCCCAGCACTTGTCGAGCAGCAAGTGAATGGCACCGTGGGCCACCCCGTGCCGCTCGTACATGCGGTAGTAGTCGTCAAAGACCAGGTTCTGCGCGAAGCCGTACTCGCACCAGGCTTGCGGTCGTTTCGCATCGTTGCCGCCCAGTTGCCGCCCGTAGGCTATGCGTTGCGCGGTAAGGTAGCGGTCGTTCAGCGCGTTGACCGCAAGTTCAAGGGGTGTAGACATGGGCCAAGGCTCCAAGGTTGGATGTGGGGCCATGGTACACTACGAGGCACATCGCTAGAACGGTTGACACTTGCGTCACTCTGTTGCAGACTGCAGGCACATCAACCAACGGAGTAATGCGACATGACGCTGACCGCCGATTCAGGATCGCGGCTGAACATACAAGCAACAGAACTGATCGGAGTGGTGCAGAGCGTATGCCCTGCTGTCGTACGATTCCGAGAGTCTGCTGACGTTAAAGAAGGTGAGCCTTTTTATCGAATATTGGACGCTTCAATGGTGGAACCTTGGGCTGCAAGGTGCCGATCGGCAGAGGCATGTGCTGAACTAGCCGAAAAGCAAAGGGATCATTGGCTGAGTGAAGCTCGAAAGCTCTTCGAGGCGCTTCAACAACTGATTATCGCAGCGAATACCGTAGCGTATTGTTACGATTCGCGGCCTGAGAATTTCGCAGCTGCTTTGGGCAACTTGGGAGACATCGCGAAAGCTGCCCGTGAGCAAATGGCGAAATCAAACGGGGCAAAGCCGCTATGAGTCGTACCTTGCGGTGCGTAGGCGGCCCTGCTCACGGTAGATATTGGGCTGTTCCTGACGGGCAAACCAGCTTTGACGTAGCTGGAAGAATAGACTTGGAAAAACTGGGGCCGGGCGATAAACCGGTGGCAGACGACGCCAATGTCCGTTACTACAGCTATAGACTGGCGCATAGTCTTTCAGGCGGCGCGTACTGGGAGTTTGTGCCTTCCGCCTAACACGTGTGGTAACCTCTGCGCAATACCAGCAGAGGTTACCCACATGCAACTCTTCCGCCGCAAGCCGACCCTCGTGGTCAACTCCGGCGCCGCAGCAGCCCCGATGCGGGTGAACCTGCGCGCCGCCGTCAACGCTGCCGACATCCGCACCGAGATGTACAACGGGCGCGAGCACCTGGTGCTGCCGTCGTACACGCTGCCCGACAACGTGGTGATGAATGGCGGACTGTACCCGGCCGACGAGATCGAAAAGAGCTTCGCCAGCTTGGAGAACACGCCCGCGCCGATGGGCCACCCGCAGATTGATGGCGAGTACGTGTCGGCGTACCATCCAGCAGCGCAGAATGCATATGGGGCAGGTGCGTTCAACCGCAACGTGCGGCGCGACGGCAACCGTGTGTACCTGGAGAAGTGGGTCGACGTGGAAGTGGCCAAGGTGCTGCCCAACGGTCAGGCCCTGCTCGACGCCATCAAGGACAAAAAGCCTATCCACACCAGCACGGGCGTGCTGCTGGAGCCGGAACCGGTCGCCAATGCGGCCCTGGGCTACAAGTGGATCGCGCGCAATATGCGGTTCGACCACGACGCCATCCTGATCAACGAGACCGGTGCAGCCACCCCGGAGCAGGGCGTGGGCCTGTTTGTCAACGTGGCCGATGCACAACCACTGGCCGTCAATGACGACGTGCTCAGCGATGACAGCTACGAGGCCAAGCGCAGCGCCTTGACTGAAGCGCTGCAAGCCAAATACGGCACGGGCGAGACTTGGGTCTATGCGGAAGACTTCGACGGCGTGAATGTCGTCTACTGCGTGGACGGCGACTACTTCAGCACGGGCTACAGCTACATCGACGGCAAAGTGACCCTGTCGGAGCAGACCGCGCCGGTGGAGCGCAAGGTCGAATTCTCTTTGAAGTCGATTGTCAATAAAATTTTGAACATGGTGCGACCTGCTGTAGTATCTAAGCCTGCACCACAAATCAACTCTGAGGCGATCGATATGACACCCGAAGAACTCCAGGCGGCTCTCGACGCCTCGGCAGCAAAGCAGCAGGAGGCGATCGTCTCCGCTGTCAATACCGCGGTTGCTCCACTGAAAGAGCAACTGGACCAAGTTACCGCAGCCAACGCCGATCTGGCCAAGCAGCTCAAGGCCAACACCGACGCAGCTGAAGCTGACAAGCGTGCAGCCGTTGCCGCCGAACACGGCGAGCTGGTAGCCAACGCCCTGAGCGGCGAAGCGCTCGACGCCATGTTTGCCAAGTGCGCCAAGGCGGCCCCGCTGGTCGGCGGCTACCGTGCAACCAACAGCCAGGCTACCGACGGCCTCGGCGACACTCTGCCGGAGTAATTGACCATGTCGACCGCGAACAAAATCTTCCTCGGCAGCGTCCACCGCAACAACCCGGAGCAGCTGGAACTGCGCTGCTCCGTAGCTGTGAAGTCGGGCATGCTGGCCGTACGTACCGGCGCTGCACCGGGTACCTTCATTCCGCACGCTGCGGCCGGTGCCGATCCGGGCTTCCGCTACGTCGTGAAAGAGCCGATCCTGGGCCCGGTGGATTACACCTTTACCGTAACCACGGAGACCGTGCCGGCGTACATCCCGCACAGTGGCGAGATCTACCAGATGCGCATGGTCAACGCGGCGTACACCCTCGACCAGGCTCTCACCTCCAACGGTGACGGCACCCTGAAGGCGGCGAACGGCACCACCGACATCGTCGTTGCCTACAGTGACGAGGCGATCACCACCACCACCGGCGCGCCGTTCCTGCGCGTCAAATTCCGCTAAAGGGCCGCCAATATGAGCTGGATTCTCGACAAAGCC